AGAACCCTCTGCTACATTTGCAGCGTTATCTGTGTAAGCAGATTCTTTGACATATCTAATAACATTAGAATCTGTATTACCAACTGGAATAATTCCCATCATGTTAGTTACGTTGCTTGGGTCTCTTTTTATCCCATCAACCCTCATAACACCAGTTGCATCTCTTGAAGAGCTTGCACCTGCAAAATCAGACGAAATTAATACGTCTGCTTTCATTTCAATAGAAGCATTACCTCTAGAACCATCTTTCATAGCCCTTAAAGATTCACTTTTGCCAATAGCATCAGTAAATGCTTCTTTTTTGCTCATAAAAGTATTGTTGAAGTTATTTTTTTTATTTTCAACTTCAAATGTATCAATACGTTTATTTAGAGCTTCATTTTCCTCATTAAACTTGGTAACGAGGTTTTGAACTTCACCCTTAAGCACTTCATCAACTTTATTATCTAAATTATCTTTAGATGCCTTTCCTGCTTTTTCAATTTTTTCATCAATTAAATCAGCAAGTTTATTGAGATGCTCTTGAGTATTTTCATCAATATTACTCATGTTTATTTATTTAAACGGTTATACAAAAAATTAAACACCTCAAGGTTTTGTCCTTCTTTTTTCGGCAAAGTGACTTCATCAATCGGCTTTGTGATACTCATATCAGATTTTAAACATTGAAGTTGGTATTCAATAGCAAATCCTAAATCATCTGAGATGTTTCCATCTTTTAATAATTTATTAATTGCATTAAATTTCTTTTCTATTTCTTTAGCCTTTTTCTCTTGACTTTTAACGTCATTTATCATTGCTTGTTCATTTGCCGCTATTGTAACAGCAGAGACTTCATATAATTTAACTTCCTTTATATATCTAGTCTTTTCTTCTTCAACATAATCTTTGACAATAGGCATAATACCTACGCTATTTTCAGTAATAACACCATACTTCATCAATTCCATTACATCTTTGCCTAATGTAGTTTTTGGAATAGTTGCAGTAAATGCTAGTCCTTTTTCATCTTCATATAATTCATCCATCTTTCCGATAGGTTTTGTTATATCGTGTTGATAAATATATTTTACCCTATCTCCATTTTCTTGAATTGTTTTTGTATATGCTCCTCTCATTATTACATCATCATCACTATCTCTATTACCAAAAACAGAACCGTAGCCCTTGACTACCCCTGCTTTTTCGTCTAAATCACCTATTGGTGCTTGTTTATATAAAATCATAATATTATTTTTAAATTCAAAAATAGCACATTTTTTTAATATTTTTTTTAATTACCGTTGAACAGATATTCAGAGCGTTTAGGTATAGGGGCAACATAACAAGAACAATTTATTACTTCACTTGCAGGACCCTGCCCTGCATAGGGTAATATATTACCAGTTACTGGATTTACAAATGAATCTGTAAATGGTATTGGCTCCTCTCTATCTAATGCTACGTGACCTTCTCTATGGTCAACACTTCCACCTAAAATCCATTTTTTAACCATTTGTTCTGGTTTCATGACTGATAATGCTCCTTGATTTACACCTAAATTAGAGGCTAATGTTGTTTCAGTTTTAACAATCCTACGTGCTTCCCATATTGCTCTCTTATCTAACTGTTTATGTAATCTCTTAGATTTACCTTCAAATGAATCTTCTACAAAATCTTTATCAAGTAACATTTTAGTAAAAAGTTTTTCTACAGATTTTATTGACGTTGCTTGTACTGATGACTGTTTATTAAATGTGCTATTTATTGCATAATTCCTAAAAAAAGTATCAACTATATTATCAGTATCTTCTTGTTTACCTAAAAAAGTCTCATAGTTTTTTTTGTACCAATTATAAAAAATCAATCCAGTATTTGTATATATATCAATGTATAAGTTTTGTACATCATTTTTTTGGAAAAAAATTTCATAGGCTTGTACATCTTTTATACCATTTTTTAAAAAATCATCAATACAAGCATCATAGCCTTTACGATAATATTTTTTTGATATTGTAAAATTTTTTCTTTGTGATTGTCTGTATAGTTTTGTATACCCCTTTTTAAAAGCGAGTATAAATTTTTTCAAAGAAAAATTATATTCTTTGTTAATATTTATAGAAGGCATTATTCCTCTATTTGTTTCAGTTTACGTTCTGACCATTTCAACATAGAATCTCCGCCCCATAAATTAAAGCTGATAGTACCGCAAACAGGCTTATCATCTTTTTCATAATTGCCTGTATCATAGGCTTTTGCTCTTGATAAATAACTGTAAACCCTTTTTAAAACTGATAGAGAAAATGACCTATTTGCTACTATATCTTGTGCTCTTTTTTTGCCAACTGCTGTTGCACATGGATTATTATACTTATCATTAATTTTTATTGCTCTTTCTGCATTTGATATTGCTTTTTTTGGATAACCACCATAGGTTTCTTGTTTTTCCTGTTTACTAAGTTGCTGTTGTAGTTCTTCCATATTTCTACATGGCATATAAACAGTTCCACTACCAGTATTATGACTATGTGTAATATCACATCCTATCTCTCTAGCTCTCTGCATTGCTTCATCTGGAGTATCGTAAACCTCATCTTCTAAATCTTTGTTTCTTCTTCTTTCTTCTTCTTCATCATAATGTGTTTTTTCATCAGCAACTGCTTCATTATATTCATCATGTGATTCAAAAGGCATAAAAACTTCTTCTCCATCCCAACTATGTGAATGAGACCCACTACCACCTAATTCTCTTGCTCTTTCTTCTGCTTCTTGTTCTGTAGTAAAAACATCTGTCATTCCCGGTACTAATTTTTTATAATCAAAATCAATACTTTTTCCTTTTGAACTAAGTGGATGACCTTCTGGAAATAAATCTGTGTCATGTTTACCGCTTCTAAATTTACCATTTTTCAACGCATAAAGGTAAGAATTTACGCGAGCCATTGCCCATTGCTGCTCACTAGAAACAGTTGGCCTTACTGATTGTGGATTAGTTCTATATGCACCTATACCTCTTTTATAAACAGCAAAAAGAGTTCTCACATTAGTTTTTTTTGTTTTAGATTTTACTTTTTCATTATGGTCATCTGCTTTTTTCTTTAATGCCTTTCTAAGTCTTTCATTAATTTCTTGTTTCTCCTCTATTGCATGTTCAAAAAAGTTTTTTTCCGAACCTAAATCTAAATCAGATATAGGTAAAAAATTACTTGGTACTAAATAGTCATTCATTATTTCTAATTCATCATCTAATCCATATCCCATTGCCATTCTTTTCTCATTACTTGATAACCAATAAGACTGACTTAATTGTGCAACAATTTTTTCTTGCTCTTGTTGTAGCTCACTTATAGAGGAATAATCAAAATCTAAAAATAAATTTTCACCGTACAAAGGCACTAACCATCTATTAAGTTCATCCCTTAATTTATCAAGTTCTGGGATTACAGCATTTTGGTATAATGCTTTTTTTGCCTCTCTCATATTATTATATGTAGAGGATTCCGTATTATTTAGTAATTGTACTGGTACACTAAATATATTACAAAGGTCTTTGATACTTGCATTGTATGTTTCAATTAGCTGTAAGTCTCCTGCACTTAATCCAAAATTTGTCCATGACAATTTTTTTGGAGTAACAATCACATCACCTGCATTGTGTGAACCTTGATAATTTCTTCTAAACGCATCTTTTAATTGTTGTGCTTGTGTTGGTGTAAGTGATTCATCTTCACTTGTTAAAATTCCTCTTGCTGTTTGATTCTGTAAATATTTTAATCCTGTTTCTACTGCTTCATTATTTGAAACCATAGAACGCAGACCACTTAATAAAGGAGATTGACCATATAAATGTGAACCACTACCATCATAATCTGGATTAAAATCTGCAATATGTAATATATCATCTGCATCAATATCATAAGCATTTCTACCGTAATTCATACAATATTTTGCAACTGGTTCAAATATACCTTTACTTTTTATCTCAATTAAATGACTTGGCAAAGCATATAGTTCATTAAAAATTTTACCCTCTCTACTTTCTGGACCAATACCATATATAAATCTGTTACCAGTTAATTTACCAAATGCGATAACTTCTGTCATCCATGTTGCATAACTTTGTGCAGGGTTTGGTCTATCTAATAAATCATGTAAAGGAGTATGCTCAACTTTTTTAAGAGCATGTTTTTTTATCATATTAGCTTTTATTAGACTATCATCATTAACAATACCAGATGTAAGTGCTTTATATTGTTTTAAGGTATCTTCATCTTGTTTTTCATAAATTATATAAGGTACAGCAACTGCTGTTTTAGTTATTAGATTTACAAGTGAATAGATTGTTGGGTTTTTTTGGTAACCTTTCCTTATATAATTATCATCATTTTCAGTATTTGATATTGTGCTGTTACCCATGTAACTATATATTGCCCTATTATATTCTGGATTAGTGTTTTGTGAAAACGCTTTTAATGCTGATTGTAATCTTTGATAAAATGTAGGCATATATTTTTTTTTGTAAAGTTAATTAAAATAAATAATTTATTTAATACACAAAAAATTCTGTTTTATTACTGTATCTAGTATAAATACCATAACGCAATGCATCCATTGTGTGATTATATTTATCTCTTGGTTTATTTGTTTTTGTACCATCTTTTAGTTCTTCCCAAATATAAAATTGGTATTCATGTTTTATATTTTTAGAACAATTAGAAACAAATATATCAAATTCTTTAATTAAAGAAATTCCTGCATTTATACTACCTTGTCCTTTGATACTAGG